GCTACCTTCCCTTTTTGGCGAAGGTGGCCATTTACACCATGCTTCTCAACTGGTACATGGAACATGCTAGAGGCGGAGGCACAGTAGATGTCGCCACCGTGTGCAAATACATCCTGTCTCCACTGCTCGTGAGCAAGCCAGGCGATAACACGGGCTTCAATAGCACTGAAATCAGCTACTATAAAGCGGTGTCCTTCTTCGGCTACGAGAGCCGTACGAATGAGCTGCTTGATCACATCACCAGGGTTTCCATAAAGTAGGCCTAGCAATTCTACATCTCTACTTTTAAGAACTTCCCTGGCTGTGTCTAAATCTTCTAGGTAATTACGAGGGAGGTTCTGTAGTTGCACTACACGCCCCGCCCATCGTCCGCTTCTCATGGCTCCGTAAAACTGAAGCATGCCGTGGATACGGCCATCGGAACATACTGCATTTTTCATGGCCAAGTACTTTTTAATTGATGAGTTGCCCAGGACTTGCCTGTTCTTCAGCACGGTACGCACATCGGAAGGAATATCCTGTGACAGTAGATTTGATACATCATCTTTTCTCATGGTCTCGATCTCATAGCCAAGGCGAGTTGATAACCAATCCTTAAGTTGCAACGTACTATTGGGATTATCTAGCCCTGTTAGTCGTGCCGATGATACGGTGGCCTTTTCCACTATTTCATCGTTACATTGAAGCGCTGCATCGACGAGGTCCATATCTACTTTTACACCTCTCCAGTTAATGGCCTGATCCAATAGCCAATATTCATGTTCAATGGCAGGCGGTTTCAATGAAAGCAGGCGTTTACGAATGGCCTTTTCAACCACTACGTCCTGCCGGTTGTATTCAATAAATTCAGCCCATTTATCCGGCGCATCCTCAGGCATATTCCGTGTCTTAGGATTCGTCTTAGTAGGCTTACGTGGAACGGAGAAGAATTGAATCAATCGTTTACCTCGTGAATCCTTGGCTTCTCCTAATTTCAAAGCCTTGGACACATTATCGAGGCTTGCAGGTAAACTGCAGTATAACGCTAGCACAGAGGTACATTCCCAATTCGTGTAGTCCGCATCAGGGAAGTACTTTTTTAGGCATAACATTTCAAACGCTGCATTGAACGCTGTCTTTGTAATTTCCTTATTATACAAAGCGTCCACCACCCTTTCGGGTAGTGGATTCTTTGTCATATCAATTACTTCGACGGGTTCATCATCAAAGCTATAGGCAAAGAGCAGTATTTCAAATGTTGTATCGTCAACATATCGCTGCGCCCCATATTTAATAGGGCAGGCGCAATAGGTTTCCACATCAATACTGAGCTCCATAAATGCCTCCTTAGATTAAATCGTCGTCATCATCTAGGTCGCCTAAATCATCGTCGCCGAAGTCGTCAGCGGATACATGTACACCGCCAAGGCGTTCACCATCTTTGACTTTACGGATGCCGTTTAGGCCAAAACCTACACCTTTTTTACCATTGAAGTTATAAGCAAAAACGGAAAGTGCAACCTGTGCATATACACCAGAGTAGATTTCTTCTTCGATGTCGAAATCGTCCATCTTGATTTTTTCACGATTAAATACGATAGGTTGCTTATCGCTGTTCGCGTTAATGAAGTATTTACCAGCGTATGTTTCCGGTTGGTCAACTACTGATTCGTCAGTATCGCCGTCGCGTAAGTTCAATTTGAGGTATGCAGCTTTGCCTTCTACCTTAGCAACTGCTTTCGGATCCGCTTTAAGTTCTTCAATCGCACGTTCGAAAGCTTTGATAGTCTTCTTATCTGTTTTATCGATAATGATTTGGGAACTATATTTTGCTTTGCCGTCGTCGTTTTTACGAGGGGAAGCGATATTTGCATAAGAAAGTCTTACTACACCAGTTGTTAATTTAGCCATGTTACTGTCTCCTTATTTCTTAAATGGGTCATGTTCATAATCAAACCCTATTACTGTATTAAACAATTCATCTAATTCATTTTCGATATCAGAACGTTCATCATCGAGTCGGTCCCACTCCTCATCCTCTAACCAAGGATACTCATATGGGTCTAACTCCTCTTCTTCCGTTTGATATCTAAGTTCTATCGCGTCGCATCTAGCATCTACCGTACAATATCGCGTGTATAAGCTAGTGGCGTAGGCAATAGTAATTTGGTAAAGCTCGTCGAGGTAATGCCCCCGTTCATGAAGCTCTATAGCGATAGCTCGTACGGAAGTCATTTTTCAACCTCCGCCATTAGCTTCGCTACTAATGCTTCTAGCTTAGAGATACGGCTTTGTGCATCCCTTGCTTCTGCTACGTAGTCCGCGCCCCTTCCTGTTTTAAACGAAAGACTTACATTGTATTGATTCTCAGCGCCTAACGTAGCTCCGAAGCCTAACATGATACGCTCATTAGGTCTAGCGAACACCCCAAGGGCTACGGCGTTGCTGTTACGATAATGGCCATAGCTAATTGAATAACTGACCTTATCATTTCTGTTGAACTCCAAAGTATGGAGCCCAGCTAATGCTGCGCTAGATGCGCCCAATTTATTAATGCGTTGTTCGGTCGCATTGATGCGGTTGTTAATTTCACCGGCCATATTATAGGTACGTTGTTCAAGTGCAGTAATGCGGCCTTCGTGGTTAACAGATGTATCGTGAAGTGTGCTGATGTCAGATGTATTAGTACTTACCTTTGTGCCCAACGAATTAATCTCGTCATAAGCTGCAAAGAGTTGACTACCATTGACCGCGTCCAGGCTATCAGCTTCCACTCTGCCGGCACTCACATTTTGGAGTTGACGGTTATACTGAGCCACGCCACCTGCACCCGTGCGAGCTTTGGAGCCAAAGGATACGACGGCGCCTGGTTGTTCGCCTGCAAATACGTGGCGAGTGCCGTTGATTGTAATGGCATCAACACCTACCGCATCATCGGTCACCGAGTTGGTGCCAATAGCCACCGCGTTGGCGCGGTCAGCAATTGTGTTGTTCCCGAACGCTACTGCATCTGTGGCTAATGATTTGGCATGTGTGCCGAATACAAGAGCACCTTGGCCGTTAGATTCGGAATTAGAACCAAACACCAACTGTTCCTTTTGGGACCCTATCCTGTTGTTGTACCCTACTATGGCGGACTGACCACCGGATACTGTGCCATTGTTGGCCCCAACTGCAACGGAGTTTTCACCCGTCACATTGTTTGACCTGCCAAAGGCCACGGAGCTTTCACCGGATACGAAAGCACCGTTGCCTATGGCAACGCTATCATAGGCCGCGGTTCTAGCCTGGTTGCCAATAGCTATGGTGTACTCCACCAAGCTCTCGGCATGACTACCGAATGCAAAACTATTGCGACCTGCTGCAGTAGCATTGTTGCCACCAGCAAAACCGTTTTCTCCAGTTACAGCATTATTGGTGCCAAACGCCAACGCATTATTTGCGTCGATGTTATTTTGGAAGCCCCATACTGCTGAGCTAGTAGAATTCGTAGATATGGTATTATTTGTACCACCTACCGTATTATTGCTAGTTGCGCCGGCTACATTGACAGCCAGCGCGGAAATCGCGAGTACCGCTGTTACTGTTTTATTCATCGTGTTTATACCTCATCATCAAATTCATTCATCATTGTTTCAACTGTATTAATTGCGGGGCGTTTATCGCTGTCCGGAACAAGTGTCGGCTTGCCTTCGGGCTTGTCGATATACGCCTCTAAGTATTCTGCGATGCCCTTTTTACCAAGAACCTTTTGCAGATTCGTGATACCTTCGAGTTCACGCGGTTTAAAAATGTCTTCTTCCTTGTAGCCATTATCAAGTAATGTTTTAGCCGCTGCCTCAGGATCCGTGATAGTACGTCTTGATGTACCTTCTACTAATTTGTATCCAGGCCATTGCTTTTCACCTGATAAGGCTTTCTCGTAGGCAAAGTCGTAAACACCTTTAATCCATTTTGTGATTAAGTCTTTCATCGCTAGGATGTCAGATACTTCGCTGTCCGTGAGTAATTGATTGAGCTTGCCCCCATCCTTATAAAAAGCAGTAAGGCAAGTATCAGCTAATGCCCGGCAGGTGTGCCGTGCTTTACAGAAGTTACAGTAATCGCAAGGCGTACATTCGCCCTCACCACGAAAGGCACGTTGTGCGATTGGTTTGATTTCTTCACCCCAATCAAGCAGTTCCTCAAGGGCCATTTCATCGGTAGATATGCTGTCCAGTCTAGGCTGAACGATGGTCATACGGACCGATTTAATGTCATACAGGAACTCGTTTATGTCGTAAGCACCCAACGCGTAGAGCCTCATTTGGGTGTTTTCAATGGCACTCACTGGAACGCCCTTGCCGTACTTCAGGTCAATCACTTCCAGGATGCCGTCAGCTACGATAACCATATCGCCCGTACCAAAGCCTTCAGGTACCCACCTAGAGAAGTCGAGCCGTGCTTCAATCATGGCTTCCGCATCAGATGAACGGGCGCGAGCCTCGTTCACCTTTTCTTCGCAGATGTCAACATATCGGTTAACAGCTTCTACCATTTCAGTAGAGTAGCCATCAAGCTTCGGCGCTTTTTTGCCTTCGAGCTTATGGCGCAGGATGGATTCTGCCAGGTCGTGTGCTATAGTACCTTCTGCAGCATAGGGCGATTGTTCATCAGGGAACATCGCTTCCAGTCTTGCTGAAGGAGTACATACTAGCCACCTGGCGCTACTTGATGCACCTAGTAGGGCGTGTTTCTTAGCCACGGCTGTTCACCCATTCCATGATTTGAATACGTTGTTCATCGGTAGCAGATGTTACCTTTTCGGCGCCGATGCTATCTAAGAAGGCTTTGAATTCTCCTTTTGCTTTCGTTTTGTCAGCGGCTTTTGCCATTACGTCTTTCACTGCTTCACGAGTTGCTTCAAGGCTAGGAATTTCCACTTTAGGTTCTTCAGCTTTTGCTGGTTCTTTCTTAGGAGCAGATGCTTCTTCTTTAACCGGTTCAGCTTTAGGAGCTTCCTTCTTAGCTGGTTTAACATCATTAGTTGTCCAGTTTTCTACTTCTTTAACAGGAGCGCCTACGATGGATTGGTAAAGGTCTTTTACTTCTTGTTCTAATTCAACTGCTTTATCTACTGTGATTTTTAACTCGATCATTGTTTTGTTTCCTTTCGGTTTAACGATGTGATATACTCTAAATGGATGTTTTTCTATGTGCCCTTTACGCATTGCCGTGCGTGAGGGCATTTTTTTTGCGCCCAACTGCTCGCACTCATCAGGAATGCAGTAATCTTTATTTGGGCACGTTGTACAGTCTCGCAATTTAATCACCTCCTTATACACATTTAAGAATCATGCGAATTTCTTGATCTGTCATAGCTGTCTCCTCTGTTTACGGGTTGATGTATTTCTTTACATTTTTTACACACGGCGCGCGGTGCGCCTGTCGTAAAACTCCAATAATGGTAGGGGCCTTTTAGCCTCTTATTGCATCTCGCACAGCGCTGAGTTCTCATACGTACTACCCTTAAAATCTATAATAGTTAGAGCTTTGTAGCCGACGGCCACGCATTAATTTACGGCGCAATCGTCTGACCTCAATTCTGTACTCAGATACCATCCAAGCCATGACCCCGCTTAACACTTGAAACAGCGCTTGTGCAAAGCCAATACGGTCAAGTTCTACACTGCCTACCGTACCGATTATCATTAATAGGCCGATTCCTTTAAGCATCCCGTTCATACGATGTGCGCCTCCTTAAATGCTTCATTAATCTTCTCTTCCGGCCAGCCCAGTGTGTTGGCCAAGTAGAATCGGAACCCTTCTCTATCAATTGAAAAGGTGCGACCCTTTTTGCCCTCCGTTTGCCAGCACTGCGCAAAGGGGAACTTATCTCTTGCGATACATTCACGTATCGCGGTCATAGTTCTTCCCAATACCGTGGCCATCTGGCACACGGCAATTGTTTTAGTTATCATAAGTAACTCCTTCCTACCAGTGATAAGCAGTGATTGCTGCCACTATGATGATAAAAATACTAACAGCCGCAGAAAGGCTAAGCATTAGCATCCAAAGACAGATGCTTATAACGGCTTGTATGTCACGCTTTTGCAATGTATCCACCTCCTAGTTGTGCCGGCGAGCATATACAGCTACGATGACATTTACAATGTATCGGGCATCTGAAAGCATATCGTGAGATATGCTTGAAATAGTAGAAATGCCTAATGCCATACTAATCGTTTTCTTACATTGGATTTCAAAGTTAGAAGAAACCAACATAGTGCGATTTCGATTGTATACTTTGGCGCAAGGTATACCGTACCTTTCTGCCACATCGTGGATATACGCTGTTAATATTTCGTGCGCACTAGATTGGGCAATTGCTTCAAGATAAGCTACACGTTCTTCCAGTTGCTTAATTCGTATTTCACTGTTCATCTGTTTTACCCCATTTCATATTGAATATACGAAATATCGTACTATTTTGTAAAAAAAAGATAGTCTAAAGACTCGCATATACCAAGAGCGGCTTTAATTTTAATTGCTTCATTAAGCAACAATGGGTACTTGCCATTTAACTTATCTACAAGTGTCATGTACCGTATTCCTGTTTTAATGGATAGATCCTTTCTACTCCAACCTAGACGGCCAAGCTCAGCATTTACATTTGGGTACATATATAGTCTCACCCCTTTCTCTATATTTAAAAATTAGTACTAACACACGAAATATCGTGTATGTTTATGGCTTAATTGTAGTACGAAATATCGTGTGTGTCAAATTTAAGGTTGTTTAATATTCTTTGCAAGCTAATTTATATATGAAATATCGTGTTTATAATGGTATAATTAGGCACAAGATAATTAGTTAGGAGTATAAAACAATGACCAGAGAAGAATTTTTAAAAGAACGAATACTACAAATAGATAGTATTAGAGGATTTGCGGCATCAATAGACATGCCTTATACGACACTTTTATCTATTCTTAAGAATGTAGGTGGAGCATCTATAGATAATATCCTTAAAATTTGTAGCGGATTAGGGATTTCTGCTGACTACTTAGCCACTTTAGAAGACGGCTCTCGCTTAGATGATTCATTTGATCCCGATTTAATTGCGTTACAACGAAACTATAAATCGTTAGACAACGCATCTAAAAAGGAACTGAGTTCTTATGCTCAATATCTTTATACTAAACAAGGAGGTAAAATGCCTGAGGATGATGATATCGACTAGCAAAGAAAATGTAATACAAACAGCCAATAGAATTAGGCCAAAGCTCACTAACGATTTAAAACTAACAGCCCGACCCATATTAAGATATTTAGTTGATAACTACGGTGTCAATATAATGACTTACAAAGAAGTCGAAAGAGATTATAATATAAGCTCTTTTCAGCTAAATCAGTTAACTCAATCAAATGATGCCGTATCATATTACCTACCATCAACACAACAATTCCATCTATTATATAATTCCGACGTTTCTACCAAAGCCCGCAAAATATGGAGTATTTATCATGAAGCGGGGCACATTATTCGTGAGCACCAATTAGCTTGCCCGGACAGTAGTAAAGACGAAAGAAAGCTAATGGAATGGGAAGCTAATACGTTTACCAGAGAAATTTTGGCACCAACTACATTAGTTTTAGGTGCAATTTCTAAATATCGTAAAGGCTCGGCAACCTTTCAAGATTTATATTTTATGTACAGACATTTATTTGGATTAAGTAAACATGCCGCTTCTTTAGCTAGTAGCAAAGTGTACAGGGAATCGCCAACAATTAACCAAGATATTTTGAACTTTTACAGCGATCAACTCAGTAATATATTCCCATATATAAAAACAAGATATGACTACGAACAAGTATTAGCTTGCATAACAAAATCAGAGTACGACGTATTTAAGAGTGCTAGAGATTTGTTAGGATCGTGGACACCTATTAGTCGTACTTATACACTATCTAAAATTTAGGGGAGATTTTAAAATGAAAAAAGTGTTAGTATCAGGGATTTTAATTTCTACTTTATGTATTGCCGGTTGCGGAGGGCCAGTTGATAACATAAAAGATGCTACTGGTTTATCAAAAGAGCAGTCTCAGCAGGTACTTACTGAATTACAAAGTGTTGGGGTCACTGAATTTGGTAATGTAAATAAAGTAGCCGACCAGCAAGGCGTGTATTACATTGTTGATGAGAAGTATGGCCAAACATTCTTCCGCATCAAAAATGATAAAGTTAGTGAAATCGAAAATAACTTCTCTACTGTTTACAAAAACGGCCAAAAGACAGACGATATTAGCAAAGTCTATATTAGTGATCAACAAAAAGCAGCGTATCAAGTGGCCGCTAAAGATGCGGTATCCGCTCGACTAAAATCACCTTCCACGGCTAAATTCGATATAAAGCAAGTCATTCGTTATGATAATAGCGTTACCGTTCGTGGCACGGTTGACGCACAAAATGGATTTGGCGCAATGGTTCGTGGTATGTTCTTTGTAAAAATCAAAGCGGATACGGGAGAAGTAGACTCCGTCAGCATTAATAATTTCTAAATCACCCCCTTGCACAGCGTGATATACTATAGATACCAGTACCCATCCACGCTTCAGGGTTTAACGACTACAGCGCACCAGGATGGGTCTTTTTGCTGAAAAAAGCCAGTCATTATGCGGGTTGCTTCGAATTTGTTAAGGCCAACAAATTCGGAAAAGAGTACATGATTACTGACTGCATAGGCCACTCAGATATTTTAACAAAAAAAATAAGCCCTCACCGCAGTGAGGGCCTTTAAAAATATTATACTTTAGAGGTACTCTATTTTTACTCCACAATCATTATAGCATACCTCTGAAGTATATTCACTATACCAAGGAGGTTGTTATATTATGGCCATGAAACGAGCCAACGGAACAGGTTCCGTTTATAAGATGAAGCGCAAGCCTTACCGCGCCGTGGTGACTCTTGGGTACAATTCTGAGGGTAAGCCCTTACGTAAATCCATAGGAACCTTTGCCACGCAAAAGGAAGCATATAATGCACTATCCGCTTATGACGCTAACGCACCACAATACGAGACCAAAGATACGACCTTTGGCCAATGTTGGGAATGGATGATTGAAGATAAGATACGTAAAGGGGTTATTTTAGAAAAAGGCGGCTATCTTTACAATAAAAAGAAGGTTGAGCATCTACTAAAAATACCTATCAAGGACATAAGACTCGCGCATATGCAAGACGTCATTGACAGGTATGCGGATAAAAGCCACACAACCCTTGTACAAATTAAAACTGCTATGAAAGCGACTTTTGATGCTGCTATCAAAAATGATATCGTTGATAAGAACTACGCTGCGCTTGTAACGCTTCCGCAAAAGGTAAAATCCGAAATTCATAAACCCTTTACACCTATTGAAATATCTCGTTTATGGGAACTAGCAAATACAGACCGGGATGCTCGCATATTATTGGTGTACATATATTCAGGAATGCGACCTGGTGAAATCCAAAGCATTAAACTAAAAGATGTCCACATTAAAGATAGATACATGATCGGTGGTAGTAAAACCGCGGCGGGTAAAAACCGCATCATACCGATTGCAGAATCTATCCTACCATTCATTAAGGAGTGGTATAAGCTAAGCAACTTCCAACGGCACGAATATCTACTTCCGAAAGATACACCTAAACACTTATTAGTAGCTATTCGCAACTACTTAAACAAACATTTCCCTGGGCACCTCCCGCACGATGGAAGGCATACATGCGCTACGCTATTAATTCATATTGGTATATCGGAAGCTACAACAAAAACTATATTAGGTCATCGACATTCGGACGTAACAAATCAAGTATATATCCACAAAGATGTGTCTGAGTTAGTGGCGGCAGTAGATAAATTACCTAATAAGGATAGCCTTTTAGGCGAGGATTACGCATCTTTAACTTTCGCCAAAAGTTGAGCAACGGTTGAGCAACCGAGTTGATTTTAAAAAATCTAAAACAATCTGTAAATAAATAAAGCCGGTAAATATGCGTATTTACCGGCTTTATAGCATTATTGTATCTGTTTATATACGAAATTAATATTTTCAGGCCATTCAAAATTAGGGAATCTACTACCTAGATTAAAGGTTTCCCAATCGTGCTTATACGCAATTAATAAACGCCCGGCACTCGCTAAGTCGTGATTACAAATTATCCCCCAAGCTTCTTCATAAGTTAAAGCCTCACCGATTTCGCTATTAAAAACTACGCGTGTCTCACCTGTCCGTTGGTCGATATGCGTTCTGTGACTAAATACTTGTATCATAGGTCTACCTCCATTATATATACCATTATATATAAATCACGAATAAAATCAAAAAAAAGACCTTACTTAGAAGTATTCCTAGTAAGGTCTTTTGCTTAATTACTATCAATCCATGAGTCCACCTGCTCATGCTCAGGAGATAGATGGATCACCTCTCAGTCATCGATGAATTACTACTCCGATTATCGCTCCCGCTCCCACTACCTGGGATAGGTTGCGTTGCATCCGGAGACGCTTGATTGTTCTCTTGTCGTTGTTTATTTGCCCTTTCAATTCGGTCAATGAGTTCTGCATTTCTGACAAGGTAACTTCTTGCTTCATGGACAGCATTTTGGCTTTCATCAATTCGGTTTCCAATGTCGATATTGTATTGTGCGCTTCGCTCAATTCTTCCTTTTGCTTCATGACTAAGCTTTGAGCTTCGGTCAATGGAATACTGGATGTCTCGATTAAGCTTAACGCTTTCGCGTTGTTGGCTTTCAATTCGTTCCACTGTGTTAAGGGAATCGTTATTGTGCCCTCCGCCTGGTTGGTAGAGGATATATCCGATGCAAAGCAAGGCGAGGCACACAATACTACCGATAAGAATATAGCGGTTACGAGTGCGATTAAATAAGCTTTTGATTCTTTCATACATCACATTCCTCCTGCGTAATCGGTAATACCTCGTGCAATAGCACGGACGATCGTATCTAAATCATTTGTAAGCATGGCATGGTCTTCTTCATTGTCAATAAAAGCCATTTCAACAAGAACCGCTGTTGCATCTGTGCCGTTTAGGACCCAAAGGTCATCACGTTTTTTAACGCCCCTATCTACTGTATTAATGCTGCGGATAATTTGTGATTGGATAGCATTGGCCAAGCGTTGCCCATTAAAGGACTTATAGAGGGTTTCAGTCCCTCGTGCTTGCGTGTTAAATGCATTGCAATGGAGCGATACAAATATATCTGCTCCCCAAGAATCGGATTCAGAACATACAAGGCCTAAATCATCGTCTTGTAAAGTGCGAACTTCGCACCCTGCTGTTTCTAAATATCGCGCCAACATCTTGCCCGCATCACGAGCGACGTCGCATTCACGTGTACCATACACCGGATTCACTGCGCCACTATCTAAGTTAATATCGTGACCAGGGTTAATAAATACTTTCATCGTTTATCCTCCTTTTCTAATTGATCGGGAACACCGTTACCGTCCTTATCTATCCAAAGTGCCAAGAACCCTACAAGGGCTGTTAATACGCTTGGGATAAATATATGGTCGATAATATTTATCCCCGTATTAATAATTTTTATTGTCATATCGTCAGCATAGCCACGAATGAACACCATAATGTATTCGGTAACAACTAGTAAAATAGGCACTAGCATCACAAATACTAGCGCCCTGGTAGCAAATATTCCTGTAGGGTGGACATTAGCCACCCTGACAGATTGATATGATTTTTTAACTGTACTGATGAGGTTTGGTGGTATGTTCATGCAATTCCTCCTTAATATCATCAACGCGAGCTTCGATGCCATCGACACGAGATGTCAATTTAACGTGTTCGGTGTACGCTTTAGTTCGCTGCTCACGAGACAATTTAATTTCGTCCTTTAACTCCTTTAGCGTATCCGTGAGCACGCCCATTTTTTCCTGAAACATTAAAGTGTCTTGCATTCGTTGCAAATCCAACTTTTCGAGCAACGGAATCACTAGAACCTTATACCCTATTCCTGCAACTATACTGACAATAGTCAACGTGGTTAGAATATCATTCAGTTCGAATTGCCATGTCCACATTCAGCAACTCCTTTCTATTCCCATGAAATCAGTTAATTCTTGCCTTTCTTCTCCCTGTGTTAGCTAATTATTCATTATTTAACTCCTATAAGTGTTCTAAATCAGCTATACGTTTCTTTAAAGCTTCAATATCTTTATTGTATTGTTCTTTAGGAACATAGTTATTTAAATCGGAATACTTAGCAAAGGATCGTGCTTGAATGTTATTAACATAACGGCTAGCCGCATCGCCAGGCGTTAAGGCGTATTGTCCAATTTCCGTTTTTCTAATAAAACTACCTAAATCACCTTTATAAGCAAACGTTTGAGCCGCCCAGCCTTTTTGAGCATAATAGTTATTGGCGTCTGTTCTAGATAAATAGTTATTTAGCTCTGTTTTGAGTGCGTATTTAGATAAATCCACACTACCACCAGGACCACCCGTACCGCCAGTACCTGGAGGCCCTGGTGGACCTTGCGGTCCAGGGTCTCCCTTTGGGCCTTTAAGTGCTGCAAGTTGTTCGGGAGTAAAATCACTATATTTAAATGGCTCACCATTATCGCCCTTCGGCCCTTTAAGTGCGTTAAGTTGGTCTTGTGTAAAATCGGAAAATTTAAAAGGTTCACCTTTCGGCCCTGGTGGTCCTTGTAGTCCTCTTTCGCCGTCTGCTCCACGCTCCCCAGGAGTTCCAGGTTCACCTTTAATGCCAGGTGGTCCTTGCAAGCCTTGTTCGCCTTTAGCTCCTTTTAAATTCTCTAATTGCTCTGATGTGAACATATCATAAGTAAACGGCTTCCCTTCTTTACCAGAATCACCTTTAGGGCCAGGGTCGCCCTGTGGTCCTGGAGGACCTTGCGGTCCAGGGTCTCCCTTTGGGCCTTGCAACTTAACAATTTGCATATTGTCTTTGACTTTAATATTTTCATCTCCGTCTTTGATGTGGATGCTATCAACAGGAGAAGGTTTCAAATATACGTTTTCTTCGTTCATATCATTTCCCCCTATTGCTGATACCTTCAATTATGTCAACTTGCCCTTTAACAAGGCATTTAATAGGGCGGTTGCCATTCCAAATGAATAAATCCCATTGATATTTACCAGCTTCTAAAGTGTTTGTATCAATTGAAAGAGTGATTTTAGATGCTTCATCGTTTTCTAGATTGTCAGTAGATACGCTAATATCAAACTTTGCTTTATAATCTTCGTCCGTCCGATATTTACGAACACAGGCGAATAGATTTTCACTCGCCACAACATTGTTATAACCAATGTTAAGAGAAATTACTTCCCCTTTGATTGCATTAAAGTTGTGTACGACTGGTAGCATCTGTATCTTCCTTATCCAACTCTAATAAATCGTTGTGCACACATCCTTCAGTAGGACATGTGCCATCTTCGTTAAGTACTTCCCAACAATACTCACAGAATTCCATTACCGGAACTTTACTATCACCGATATATTTAGGCATATTATTGCACCTCCTTGATTCGTGCTACCATTTCACTATTTAACTTGATATATTGTGCACTAATTGCGTTAGTAGGTTTCCCCATTAGCAGCAATCGACGTTGAGCCTCTTCTAGTGTCTTAAATCGGGGTTCATATTCGGCTTTTATAGCGTTAATCTTTTCTTCTTTTGTTGGGATGTATTCAATTACTGGGGCATCTTCGAATATACCATTTTTATAGACTTTTCCATCAAGAAAAGCATCTAACATAGCATCTCCGCCATATATATATTGAGCAGCATCAGGATATTGTTCTTTAGCTTGCTTAAGCAAAGCCTCTTCACCGATAGGTACTATCATATTATCTACGATGGACGTAATCCGACGTCCATCTGCATCAAGTACGTGGATATAATTGTTCATTTCTTTTATCCTTTCGTTATTAATAAGGAGACACATATGAATAGTACTGTTAAGCACTACCCAAGAAATGCGTATCTTCGCATGCACCGTAAAAGTGCGTGCGTCGAAACGCTTAAAAGTTTGTACGAAAAATGGCTGCCTACTCGTGTTGAAATCGTGAGTAAATCAGCCATTGAATCATATCGTATTGCCTATGATCATATTCAATCAATTGCTAATATTCCTATTAACTTAATTAAATATTCTGATATGCAATGCGTGATTGATAGCATGCGAGATAACGGCCTATCCTACGCATCAGCCAAGAAGGTACGCACATTACTTTCATTGCTATCTAAATATGCAATTGTTAATGACATCGATATTAAGGATTACACCCCTTTTCTTAACCTTGGTCACGATGTTAGCGTTTATCCTCACCGACCCTTTACTCGCCAACAGATTAATCGATTATGGAGCCTTGATACTACCGATACTTATGGTATTCTAATACTCTTATATACAGGTATGCGATGCGGTGAATTGCTATCGTTACGTAAGAACGATATTAACCTCCGCACTAAATGTCTTATAGTACGTCTATCTAAAACTGATGCTGGACGTAATCGCTTAATTCCCATTCATAGTCGCATATTTCCAATAGTTACAACCCTATCCCTT